CGAACGGCCGTCTAGGTTCCGGCCAGTTCGTCGATTCTTTATTTTAACTTATGAAGTAATTATATGCAGCAATAGCATTTTGCTGTCGCGTATAATAGCTCCCAGAACCGCATCTCTCATAGCATTTAGCAAATGCTAGAGCAGCGCTCTTAATGTCGGTTAAATCCAAGAAACTATTGTAATCAAAGTTTCTCTTATAAACATAACCGAATGTATCGAACTCGTACTCAATAGTATCTCGCAGATAGTCGCATTGCTCTTCTAACGAGGCTCCCCATACATTTGAGTAGGCTTTATTCCATTGACATATACCATAATATCCGTTACCAGAAATCGTGGCTTGAATGTCTAATGTGTTACCTCCAGTTTCAGCCATTATATTACCAAGAATGCCAGCGCAAACTTGGTTACTGTAGCCCAGATCTTTGAAGTAGGTCCATATATAAGTAGCTGTTGGGTACTCTTCTTCTTTTTGATGCCAATGTTCCATGAGTTGGTCATATACACTTTGATATTTCAGTCTCAAAGCATTTGCATCAGCGTGTTCTTGTTTTGCTAATACAATGACGTCATGGTCTTCACTATAGCCTAGCTATCTAGCAGCTTCAGCCATTTGATGTGCGGCGTTCATATTCGAGATTTGTTCCGCAATAAGCTCAATCAATGTATCCATATCATCAAGAGTATAACTAACAGTTTCGTTATACGGCACGGAATAAGCTTGAGCAGTGACCACTAGGCCATAGCTACATCCGCATAAAGACAATATAATGATTAAACTTGTGATAACTTTAATAAAACGACTCATTTGATTGTTCCTCCTTTAGTAAGAGGTCGCGCAATCATTAAAAATAATATTCCTGACGATTTATAATCTCATAATTCTAGATAATAAGTTGTGGTGTTACACTATTGAAGTATTTATTTACTTCGGCCTTACCCACAAGATTAATAGTCACGCAACCGTTTTCGCTGAACAAACTATCCAGCTCCTCTTCGCTTGATTTAAACTTGATGCAAGTAACTCCGTTGGGTAATTGGATCTTCAACGTGGGGTTCCTATCTCTTGCCATGAGTGTAATCATGTCTTTTGTTACTGCAACATTTTCCACCGCGATAAGTGGTTCATCAACATTTTGACCCCAAAGATTTTTCATGTTACCTAGTTCAAGAATTTCTTTAGGATTAAAGTTGTTTACAGAATGAATAAAATCCACTTTATAACTTGGTGAAAATTCTATATCCTTGAGTGCATTATCGGCATATTCGAGAAAGGCATCAAAATTCTCGTCTAAGATACCGAAACCAAATGCATTAGGATGACCTTCAGCAAGATAAACTAAACCGCTATCTCGACAAAAGCCTCTGAAATCATTTAGTTTAGATTTCTCATATCCACGTGCCGAACCGCTCCAAGCGATTTTCCCATCTTCTTCTACTTCCACTAACAATGCCACAGGCCGCTGATACTCTGCCATAAGTTTATTAGCAATTAAACCAGTGATACCTCTATCAAAAGAAGGATGTTCTAATTTAATTAACAGAATCTTATGGTCGAGGAGTTTATTATCCTCGATAATCGCTTTAACCTGTTCAACTGCGGCATCCTGATTTCTAGTCTGCCGATTCTTGACATTAGTGCAAGTCCGCAGACTTTGTTCCAACCTTGTCTCTTGTTGACCAGAGCATCCTCTCTTAGTTGAAGGAACTAAATCAAAAGCTTTCCAGTTAAGCATCGACTCAAATAATAGAGTCTTTTCAGCCATCGTTCCAACTCTTGTAATTGAGTTAATAAGCGGCACAATGTAGAAAGCCACCCCGATAGGAGTAGGGTGATCACCTAACTGATAATGGTTCTTTTCCGCCATACCTTTGATAAATGGATTTTGAATTTGGCTTAATCCAGTTTGAACCAAATAGTGTGTTTCAAAATCTCTCAAATCCATCATATCTCCAACTAAGCCAATAGCTACTATATCCAAGAATTGATCCGCTTTCTGTTGATCTGCGGGAAGCAGAGAATCAATAAGTTGACATAGCTTATAAACTACACCAACACCGGAAAGCGACTTAGTAGGATAATCACAAAGCTGATTATTTACGACACAGGCGTATTCTGAAATTCTCTCAGCCTAATGGTGATCCAATACAAGAACTTCAATACCTTTATCATGAAGAGCCTTGTGAATATCGTAGTCATTAGAACTTGAATCTGGTGCAATGACCAATGATGTCTCTGGTGGAATCAACTCAGGGTTAATGCCATGAATCTTGCCATCGTGGAAACTATATGAAATATGCGATATAGCAGATGGAAATACGGCATGGATATAATTCAATAATAAAGCTGCTGAAGTATATCCATCACAGTCGCTATCCACTTGCACATGAATATGAAAACTATCTTTACTAAGTTGATTAAAAATCATCTTAGCTGCACTCTCAATATTTTTGAGTAAAAGGGGTGATAAATTATCTGATTCTGATACATTAAGATAATGGTCAATATCTTCAAATTTAATCCCTCTATTTGTCAACACCTGTTCAATAGCGGAGTAACCGTCATGAATAGGCTTAATCAGCTAATAATCCATGATTTACCTCCTTAACCTTTTGGAATAATTCGTTCGGCTAATAACTTCTCAAAAACTTGCGGCCCTTGGTCAATAGGGCTAGCTTTATAAGGTGAAATCATAGCTTTATCGAATATAGCTGTTACTCTTATAGAGTTATTATATTTATTATAAAAATGAATAAGTTTAGCTTTTAATCGCTTAAATTCATCATCACTAATTTCTTGGAACTGCCTATCAAGAGCAATCACAATTTCTCTCGCGCCAACTTGTTTCAACAAATCAACCTGATAGCTCGATAAGCTACTTCCGCAAATAGCGACAGAAATATCATTCTCATGCCCATAATATGATTGATACATTAAGCAAGATTTCTCGCTCTCAAAGATAACTGCCGCGTGGATTTTAGCGATATTATCTTTGCTATTATTTAAGTTATACAAATTCATACTCAATGGATGATTGTATAACTGCTTACCAATCAATAGAGGTCTATATTTGCCATATCTTTCGGCTTCATCTGCCGCTAAAGAACGACCTCTAATACCAATCAAACGATTATCAATGTCAAAATGCGGGATTGTGATTTGCTCGCCGCCTGGATAGTAGCCAATGAGATTCTTCTTACTCACTTCATCGCTAATTCCTTCTTGCTCCCAGCGAGAGATTCGCGGATAAGCAAAGCGAGTAAGAATAACTGGATCATATTCCTTTAGCTGAACCATAGGTTTCTTTTCTGGAAACCGCAGATTGTGTTTCTTAAATATGTCCCAGTCTTTTAACTCCGATTGTTCATCTTGTTTTTCGATACCATCAAAACCAAAGTACGATGCTATATAATCCATAGCATCGTACATTTCCCATTTTAGTTGCTTTTGATTTTTCATTACCTTAATACATAGGTCAAAGATATCAAAAGTAGGGTCAATGCAGCCAGTATAGCATCTAAACAATCGAGTATTAGTGTAATAATAAAGCTTGCGGGAACCTTCGCCAGGTAGATTGTGACAAATGGTTTGGGAGATAAGCCCTCCATCTGTGTACTCAGGCTCGCCTCCCCAAGCTTCTACCAAGTCATAAATCTGCTCTAGTTCTAGTTTCTCCTTTAGCTCGTCTTTATCATAATAACGAGACATTACTCAATAATAACGAGATGAGTTACCGTACCACGTAGACCATAACTCTCATTGATGATACCCATTACATACTGATAAGGGTTCTTTTTTGCTTCATCATCCTTACGAGTAGAAAGGATACCATCAAACTGCTTCTTAGTAATCTGATAATCAATAGCCTTAGAGTTCTTCATATTATCTTCTCCTTAATTATTATCCCATGCGCTGGGTCCATCATCTACAATAACCTTAATATCTTCAATACCAACCATTTCATGATGCCAAGTGGTACAAAACTGAGGATGAATGCGACAAGTACCTAAATCCGCGGTACACCATAAGAACACGCCCTTATAAGAGCCTCGTCTGTTCTTATAGACAGAGAGTTTAATGTTCGGTCTTTGAAGATTGGGGTTTGCTTCAAGAATTGGTTCTAGCTTTGCTAAATCTTCTTCTGAAACACCTAATAAAATCATACCTACGTCAGCTCGGTCGGCAATACTCTTAGCACCACGTAGTAAGTTCTGGTCAGGAGTTTCGCTATCTTTATAATCACCATTCAGCTGAGTTGCTGACATGATAAAAATACCATATTTATTTGCCAAATCTTTCAGTCTTGCGGAAAGCATAAACAAGATATTATCCTCTCTCAAGCGGATACCGCCCGTCTTCTTGGTAATTTCCTCCAAGATTTTCAAAGAGGTCTGAATATAGTCGAACAAGACATACTTAACATCATGTTCTCGAATATTCTTCTTAATCTTATTCTCAACATCTTGCAAAGAGAAATCGGGTAATTCCTCAATCCAGATAGGGCTATCTTTAATAATCTTCGCCGCCTCTACGACTCGCTCGCGTTCTCCCTCAAGATACTGACCATTAAGAATATGCTCCTCATTTACACAAGAAAGAAAAGCCAACATCATTGTTTGAACTTCACCTTTATCCTGCTCTGTGGCAATAAAGAGTGTTGGTTGAGACGCGCCATTCTTAATCCAACCAAACTGTTCATGGTAGATACGATTACACGCAAAATTGCAGGCATCCGCAATCATACTTCTCGTTTTACCGATACCGGTAGCTGCGGACCGCAAGTAATATTTCCGCAATCTTGCTCCTCTTGTTACTGTATTGATAAGCGGTCCATAGAGAGGAATACCGACCTCTGGATGCTTCTCAAGATCTTCGATTAACTCCATGATACCGTCACCGGCTTGATACCCAAGACCTAAATCATCTTCAATATACTTACTCTTGATTTCATCAATCTTGGTATCAATCGTATTTGCAATATCAATTAGTGAAGTTGCATCTAACCAATCCTCTTGTTGCTGACGCTTCTTAGTATCAAGAAGATTATCTGCGTCATACAATCCACTTACATCCACTCCATAGCTATCATAAGCTCTTAACAAAGTGAACTTTTTCAATCTACCGTAGTAGTAGTTAAAAGTGTCTTGTCGAGCATTTTGAGAAGCTTCTAATAGATACTCAACACCTTTATTCTTCTTAAAGATTGCATCAAACTTAGGTCTATTGGCTAGATAGTCAATAATAGCGTCGATATTAACCTGACTACCTGTCAGATGAATATTATACATACTACCGAATACAATCTTGTGAAAATCTTCTACGAAGTCCTCTTCGTGGATCATATACTTGTCTGTGTCATCGAGAATCGCGGCATTATTGAAGACACAACCGATAATCTGTGTGATAGCAGCAGTATCAACATAACTACTATTCATGTATCTTCCTCTCCTTCGTCTAAGAATGTAAATAATTGCCGCGTATGCTTCATTGGCTCTCTCTTAGGAGGAACAATGTGAATCTCCCGCACAGGCAAATTATACTTCTGAATTTCTACTCCCTTATTGCGCTCTTGAGCTTCCCATAAAGCTCTCCAATAGTCAAATGCTTTATCATATACCCAAGGAATAATACCGATACCGCCGTTAGCTTTTTCGATCGGATTACCCTTAACTTCAAAGAAAAATTTCAGCGTTTTTCTCATTCCAGAATAACTATAATTTTTTTCTTTTCTAAAGGTATCCATCTGTTTCCTAATTTTGACTGGAATAGTGTTAACTCCAAATAATTCCTTGATATATTCTTCTAATTCACGCTTGTCTTTTTCTTCTTGAGTTTGATTTTCTTCTTCTGTCCTCGCACAAGCTACATGAGCATAGCGTCTTGCGTTTGGTTTTACGAAAGGCTCGGTATTAGCATCAAACATCTGGCCGCAGTATAAGCACTTTACCATATGTTTTGCCATAATCATTACGCTCCTTTCTTTACATTTTCTATAACTATTATACCATAATTATAATAAAAAATCAAAAGGAGAGTATTCATACAAGAATACTCTCCTTTAATCTTAGCCCTTAATTAGAAGCTCCAAGTCATGAACAATAAGGTCGATTTGTTCAGCTTGCTCAGGAGTACATTCTCCGACTTTCTTTCCCCTACCAAGATACTTATCAACAATAGCGGTAATCTTACCGGCATTAGACTGATTAGCAGACATCAATTCGCCAACCAATTCTTGGAAACGAGCATTTAGTCGGTCAAAATCATAAGTTACATCTTCTGTAACTACCTGAGTAGCTTCATTAGAAATAAACTTACCACCAGTCTCTTCTGCCTGCTTGTCGATAGCTTCCGCAATTGCATTTACTAAGTTATCATAGGTAAACTCAATAGAGTTCGGGATATACTTGAAACGAGAACCAGCTACATAACGAGGAGTGCCTCTCATAAAGAGACGAGTCTGAACGCCCTCGTCAGTATTTACGGAAGTAGAATAACCGATGATGTCGCAAGTTCTCTCGCAAATCAGACGACCTCTCTTATCAAGAGTAGGAACGATTTGGTTATACTCGTTACCCTCTTCATCCTTAAATACCTTATCAGTAGAGTGGGAAATCAAAATCAGACCATAATTCAACTGAAGAATCTTGCGGATTGCCTCGTCAAATTCGGTACCAACCATGGAATAGCCCTTACCATAGGGTAGATCCGCGATGGTATCAACACCTTCACGATTGCAGACATACTTCTCGCAATAGCTGTAAGCAATATCTGCGGTGTCAATAACAATGGTCTGGAACTTTTCCTGTACTTCTGGAGTTTTCAGCTCTGTAAAGAGCTTCTTAAATTCGCCCCAGCTATTGATAGGCTGGGCATATACACCAGGCAACGCGTTATAACCCTTCTCAAAAGCGAGAAGAAGCGCGCCGGGAAATTTACTGGCAATCGTAGTCTTACCAGACTTAGGAGTGCCATAGAATAAAACTGAATATCCTCTTAAATCTCTTGATACTTCATGTGGTTTAAGATCAAGCAAACTCATAATTATTTTTCTCCTTTAATTATTTTATTTATAATGAGGAAATGAAAGGGGTAGATAACTACCCCTTATTTAATTAAAAGTTGTAGTCGCCCTTCGCAGGAGCCGCAGTTGCCTTAGAAGCACCGCCAGCGGCCGCGTTACCACGAGAAGCCTGATACTCGTCCTGACGCTTCTTAATCTCAGCAAGATGAACCTCACGAGCGGTCATCATCTCACCCAGTTCAGAAGCCAACAGAGTATCCTCGCTATCCCACTCATAAGTCTCAGGCTGTGCCCAGTTAATCACAAAATCACGCTGAGAAGTACGAGTTTCCTTTACAACAGCTTCACCAAATGCGCTCTCTTCCTCAGTCTTACGCACAATAGTTTTGGATACCTGAATACCCTGAACTCTGGTAAAGACAGGAGAACTAGAGGAAGCGCCGAGATTTTCGAAATAATCGAGAGCTTTTGCGGGAGCGTATGGCTCATAAACGCTAAACTCAACAGGGAGTAGAGCATTACGGAAATCAAACACGCAACCCTTAACAATTACCTTTTCGGGTGTTTCTTTCTCTTCATCAGCCTCAACACGACGAACATTAGTAATTACCATATCGGTGTTGAAAGTTGCACGGCTCTTAGGCTCGCACAGCTCTTGTACCTGATGTACAAAGCCACCCTCGTTGCGGCGAACAGATACCAGATTACCGTCCTTATCATACCACTCATTTAGACCAATGGCAGTATCAATACGAACCTTACCTGCGTTCTCCTTACCATGCTCCATCACAGAGCCAATCTTGTTGTCAATGATGGACTGGAGAACATTAAAGGTATTGTTAGGCTTACCCTTAGCGGTCACCGCTGTTACATAGGTGAAATGCACCTGTACCACATTGAGCATCTCGTCATCAGTTGCCACGCTAAGAGTACCACTAATAAACTCAGTACCGGGATTCTTAGAGTTTGGACCGCTCTCCTTCATTTCCAGCTTGTGCTCGTAAACATAACCTTCAACATGGGATTCATTCTTCATTTTCTTACTCATTGTTCAAATTCTCCTTATAAGCGTTAATATCAAAATTTTTACCCTTTTCCGTCAAGCTATAAATGACAGGATTCTGGCCATATTTATCTACAAACCCATCAGATACGAGTTTACGAATAGCTCCAGATACTTTGCGAGATGAAATAACCATTCCGTCTGCGATATCTTTTGCTTTCAAACTCGTAGCATCGCAAGTCTGTAAATATTCAAGGATTGAAAGTCCACTTTCTGTGAACATGGGTTTCTCCATACCTTGCTGCGCAAGGAGGAGATTATAGACATCTTGTACTTCATCGGGAAGTACAACTGGCTCCTTGCAATTCTGCACTAGCCAGTCGAAGTAATCAGTAAATGCTTTGTACTTATTATTCATTTAATCCATTTCCTTACCTTTTATACATATATAATAACATAAAATTAAAGAAAAATCAACTGACCCTATCATACCGCCAAAATTGATATTTGATGTCGTTATATGAGGCCATTGAGTCTTCCTCAATAGCATTCCATTCTTTTGATTCATCGAGATTAGGGAAAAAGGTATCAATATTATCATGACCTGCATAGATTTTTGTTACATAAACTCTATCGCAATAGGGGAGAAGAGCATTGTAAATCTGTCCTCCACCAATAACAAAAATATCCATATCACAAGCCTTAATGTAATCAAGAGTTCCCTCTAATGGCATTGCAACAGTTAGATCTCCAAGAATAGAAATCACCCCATTTGAAACCATTGAGTTAGAAACAATAATATTGATACGGTCTGGAAGCCTTGGTAGAGCATCCTTTTTAGGAAGACTCTCCCAAGTATTGCGTCCCATTACCACAACATTATATTTAGTCAACTCTTTGAAATGTTTTAGATCAGCAGGGATATGTTCTAATAGTTGACCTTGATAGCCAATCCCCCAATTCTCGTCTACAGCAACAATAGCAGAAATCATATACCCAACTCCAACTTTAACTGCGGCTTCATGGGAGAGTAATTTTCCATCGTAAAATCATCAATGGTCATGTCATAGAAATTAGTTTTCTCAGAATTTAGATGCAATATAGGATTCTTGCAAGCATCATCGCCAAAGAACATACTATTGAAAAATCTTGAAATCATTTCATGTGCAGCATCCATATGACGGTCATAAATCTGTTCATTAGCCACTACATGACTAAATACTCCAGGTTTATAACCAGTATGACGAGCAATCATCATCAAGAGCGCCGCATACTGGATTTCATTGATACCACCGGGACCAGAAGCAGTAAGCATATCGCCGCTACGCTGAATCAGCATCATATCAAGATATTCTCCACGAACATTCCAGATGGTTAGAAACGCGCAAGGTGCCAATCCCGCAGTTTCACGAAGATCAGCTTCCTGCCATAAAGAAACTACCTTGCGGCGACCATATGGGTCATTCTCAATATCCTTAATCAAGTTATTAATTAAATCATATCGACTTACTGTTGCTCCATAACGTTGACCAATCGTGCCATCACCAATATCCCAGTCGCCCCACCAATTAACTCCCATTTCTTCCATCTTAGCAATCTCATTTGTAGGCTTTTGATAGATAGTGAAGATTTCCTTGATACCAGTCTTCCAAGCCATCGGCCGTAGGGTACAAATAGGAAATTCTCCTTTGGACAAATCATAAGTGCGGAAATTATGATTTACAGAGAGAGTATGCGCGGGAGTGCCATCGGCGTAATGTGGTCTTGGGTTAATGTCCTTATATCCATTATCAAGAATAAGGTTGATTGTTTCAACCATATAATTATCTGCTTTATTCATTCAATTATCGTCTCCCACAGTATTTGTGTATCCTACAATGTTAAATTGATCGAGCCAGCAATCTAGTTCATCAATAACAGCAATACATTTCATACCTCTCGCTTTTGTTAGAAAATATCCATAGCTAATAAATCCTAAATTCTGCGGTAGATTACGCTTTTTTGTTAACTCTAAGAACTTTTTAACCATCAGTTGAGGATGTTGAGTAACAAAGAGCACCATCTTATCAGGATATTTATCTGCTAAATCATTTGCATAGCGCATTAAGCTGGTTGTCTTGCCTGCGCCACGACTCGCAATCACTTTAAACATTATGAACCTCCACGAGTTCCATTCATACCTAGTTCTTTAGTCTTATAGAACTCAATCCAATAAGTCTCTCGTTCATTTAACTAATCTCTAGGCACTTCTTCCAAAATCTCAAATATAAAATTATATTGACCAGATTTTTGCATCGCCTAATATAACTTATTAGTCGCAGGTCCGTATGCTAAAGAGGTTTTAATGTGCTGTCTAAAACGCTCTTTAATATCAACAGACTAACCAATATAAGCCTAACCAGTTATTAGATCGGTAATCTTATAGATACCGCATACTTTACCTTTATTAGTGGCAAATAGATGCGTCATAAGAATATCATACGCAGGACGATAATAGGTCTCCCATATTACTTTATCAATGATTTCCTTTTTCACAAAGTGAATTTGCAAATCACGTAATAAAGTAATATCATTCAGACTAAATTCATCAATAGCAAGACGGTAGTAATCCTAATCTGCGGCAATCGCTTCTTGGCGCTATTGAGCCTAGATATAAGATAACTATTTAGCTTCCAATTCATGGAGTTTATCTTGCTAATGTGAAATTTGATTAGTTATCTATTGAAGTTCTGCTAAATGATATTTTTCTTTAGCTTGATATGTTTCATCAAGCTCTTTACTTTTCTTTTCAAATTGAGCCTTAGCGCTCTCTTCCGCTCGCTATTCAGCGCTCTCCCGCAACTTATTCGCAGTATCGTTTAAAGAATTGACAATTTCATTATGTAATACAATATCTTCTTTTACTTTTGCTAATTCTCTCTATTTCAATGCAATATCTTGTTCAATACGTTTATTTTCTTCTTGTCTTTCTTTATTTATCAATACTACCTAAAGCCGATTATTGCGGAGATATAAAACATATCCTATTAACGCAAGAATAACCAAGCCTGATAATATATAATAAATCATAAGTAAAAGAAATCGGTAAGAGGTATATCCTCTTACCGATCTAATTTATTACTCCTGGGCGTCAGGATCGAAAGCCAAGCCCTTGTCAGTCAAGCGAAGATACTTAACTTTCTGATGGGAGCCATCGGCAAGCTCAACCTCAGCGGGCTCACGCACACCATAGTCCTTGCGCTGCAGAGCAGAGGTAAAAATACCATCAACCTGGCGCTTCTCAAGACCAAGAGCTTCAGCCACATCAGCGGCAGTTAGATCCTTGTCAGTATTGTCCTTTAGATAATCAAAAACCTTACGAGTATTTTCCTTCATAGCCATTGTAATAATCTCCTCTAAAATGTATTATTTAATTCTCGATGCAATTAAAGCATCAATTTCCAGTAAAGCATTTATCCCATCGGGAAGAGCCATAATCTAGTTAGTTAACTGCATAATTCGGTCTTCTGCGTGGGCTTTTTCCTCTTTTGAGGAATTTTCATCTTGGTGAATAAGTTCGCATTTATAGATTTCATCTGCGAACCGCTTCATCTGTTTACGGGTCATACAATCTGTCCTTTTACTATTGCTTTTCTGAATTACATATATATTATATCAGAAAATATTTTTTAAGTCAACAAAAAATTTCTGATATTACGCAATCTTTTGCATCCTTGTCGTCTCTTTTACACTTGAAGACGGGATGCCGTAAAGTATGCTCTTTCTTATCAATTTGCATACAATCAAGAGCTACAACATGACCAAGCCACAAATCGGGATTCTCAGTCATTTCTCTTTTGTTATCATCAGTTAATCCAGAGCTAACTGTACCTAAGTCAACAAGTTCACCCTTATCATTGTATGCACCAATCCTAATCGCGGTTTTCCAGCCAAGAAAATAAGGCTTGGTTATTGGTCTATAAATATGAGGATTATGCAAATAATCTTCATAATATCGGCCTTCGCTTAACAGCCAAGTATATTCACCATCTTGGCTTCGCTCGCCACGCTCTTCCCAGTATTCCCAAGTAGCTAACTCTTTACCGGTATACTCTTTTGTAGCATCGCAAAAGCCTGTGCAAATTAGATCAATAGAATCCATCTGTTTGACTTTGATGGTAGACCATGCAGGTCTTTTTCCGGGAGTATACGGATAGTCTTTCTTCTTTAGAACAGCGCCTTCACCGCCAGATTTCAAGATACGAGAGATTTCAGCTTCCATATCTTCATCGACGCGAGTAGCAAGTCTTAAAAAGCTATACTGCTCAAGATTATGCTTCTTCCAGATAGCGGAAAGAATCTTATAGCGCAAATCCGCAGGCGAGTCAATAAGATTGACTGTATCATATGCAATAATATCATGCACATAATAATGAATTGGTTCTTTCTCTTGTCTCTTGATAGCAAGAACAGGTAAACACCCCATAATACTTACAGTATCTTTCGATGTACCACCGGGAACATAAATTTCTCCAATGAGAATTGTTCCTGCGGGAAGGCAGTTCAACGCTTCCTTCAAGTGAGGTACATTGTCACTTTTTTCTGTAAGAATGCCAGATAGTTTACTTACTGTGCGACCAAAAAGATAAGAATGGTTTTCAGTTTTTACAAACTGATAAAATGCTCCATCAATCTTCTCTTCAAGGAAATATTCCCCATTAGAGCATACTTCAGAGAGCATGGATTCCTTTCCCGCAGGTAACTTCCAAATGAGCATTGGCTCAATCATTAAGTTTTCTGCTTCAGGATACAACTCATGTATCTTATCTTTATCAAAACTCATTTATTGTTATTCCCTTTCTTTATATAAATATATTATAATAATTAAAAAGAAAAGTCAACTAAGAGAAAGAATGGGTATACCCATTCTTTCTCTTATACTTGCGTAATAGAAATTACTTGCTCATTATTCTTCAGCATGATATTGCCCATAGAAATTCTACCAAGAGTGGGAATGTCTTTACCGCTAATAACAATAGAAGACTTGTCACCATTGATAAGGAGATTATCACTTTCTTTGATAATCTCCGCTCCGGCGATTTCTCCCTTATAGCAGAGTAATCCCTTGCCTCCACGATTCTGTAAAGTAAGTTCATCAATCTGCATTTTCTTACCCAAGCCATTCTTGGAAACAATAGCGAGATAATCTGCGGGATCCATGATCGGTAATGCCGCGATTACACTGTCGCCATCATTTAGTTTCATACCCTTGACACCTTGCGCTGTGCGCGAAGAGATAGGCATTTCCGCGGTTCCAAATCGAATAGCCATACCATTCTTTGTTACCAATAACATCTGCTCTTGATTGATAAATGTAACATCTGCAAGTTCATCGCCATCTTTAAAACTAATAGCGATGATACCCGTGCGCTTCATCTTATCATATTCATCAAGAGGAACCTTCTTGATAGTACCATTCTTTGTGGCAAAGAAGATAAACTTCTTGTCAGTATCTCTGGTCATTGTTGTAAATGCCATAGGTTTCTCGCCATTCTCAAACTCAATTAGAGTGGAGATAGGCGTTCCGTTAGACGCATTTGTACCTTCTGGAATATTATCCACTAATACACGATACATCTTGCCCTTAGAGGAGAATACCATCAAGGTATCTTGTGTATTAGTTTTTTGCGAGAAGAGAACAATATCACCGGTTTTAACACCAGTAGTATTGCGCTTTTGAGCTTTGAAATTCTTAGCATCAATACGCTTAATAGTATTCTTTTTAGTCACTACAACTACGCAATCTTTCGGCTCAACAACGACTACTTCTTTCTCTTGCTTAGGAATGTCTGTATTAAGTAGCTTAGTTCTGCGAGCATCGCCATATGTGTCTCTTAACTGAGTAATCTTAGAGATTAAGACTTTATTTCTTACTTCTTTATCAGTTAGGATTTCAATACATTTAGCAATAAACTCTTTCTTTTCTTTTAACTCATTGACTAATTCTTCTTTATCAATACGAGTTAATTTGCCGAGCTTCATATCGAGAATTGCGTTTGCTTGCACTTCATCAACAGAGAGAAAATCCATCAACTTAGTTCTCGCATCAGCGCGTCCCGCAGATTGTTTAATCAATGCAATTACTTCATCAATCTTATCAACTGCGGCAATTAGGCCCTCAAGGATATGCGCTCTTGCTTCGGCTTTCTCTTTATCAAAAGTTGTAGCATTGACAAGAACATCTTCTTGATGGTTGACATAAGCATGGAGTAAGTCCACCATAGAGCATAGCTTAGGAGTACCATTAACAATGTAATTCATATTATAGGATAAAGTGGACTGTAAATCTGTCAGCAAGAATAATTTATTCAATGCTTTAGATACAGATACTCCATCTTTTACATGGAATACCAGCTTGTTCTGGCCGATATTAGATTCATCGTCGAAGTCATCAATCAACTCACTCAAAACATCAATATTCTTCTCAATCTGTTCTTTAATCTTATTGCGGTAGGTGCGATAAGGGATACTGGTAAAAATAATGTCTTGTCCATCAATCTCATAATCACCCTGGATTTTTAGAGAGACGTTAGACTTACCGGACGCAAAAGCCGCCCGCACATCTTTAATATTAAGAACTGTACCGCCGAGAGGAAAGTCTGGACCAGGGATGTAAGATAGCACTTCATCAATAGTTAGGTCACCCTTTTCAATCAAAGCAATAGCAGCATTACATACCTCTGTCAGATTATGCGGAGCAGAGTTATGTGCCATAGAAATGCCAATTGCCTGACGACCGTTACAGATTGCGTTAGGGAATAGTGAAGGAAGAATGATAGGTTCCTGGAACTCACCATTATAAGTCTCTTTAGTAGGAACGACATTCTTACTAAAGTCATTCATCATCAAATCGGTAAACTTAGAAGGCTTAGCCTCAGTATAACGGGAAGACGAGAACATATCATTATTTTCCTGCGTGCCCAACTGTCCCTGTCCAGTCACAAGAGGATAGCGCATGAGGAACTCCTGTGCCATCTTCCGCAGAACACCATAGCAGGCAATATCACCATGGAAGTAAGAGGTTGCCAGAGTAGAACCAATAATGGCATTACACTTTTTAGTCTTGCTCTTGTTATCCATCTTTAGATAACTTTCCATAGTCCAAAGAATTTTTCGCTGAGCACTAAGGAGACCATCTTCCGCGGCAGGAATTGCACGATCGGTTAGAACTTCTTCTGCATAAGTTAGAAAGTTATCTTTAGCTTCATCAAGAATATCAACTTCTGTAATCAAACTCATAAAATCACTCCTTATTACTCAAAATTGAAACCGAGTTCGTTAGCATTATCGTAGATATACTGCTTGCGCGGTTCAACTGCGCTGCCCATCAAAATATTGAGTAATTCTGTGGTTTTCTCTGCGTCAGAGATAGAAATACGCTTATATCTCTCATTCATAAAGCAGACCTTCTGCAAATCTTCAGGATTCAACTCGCCAAGGCCCTTAGCACGTAGTAAATCATACGAGCCGTTATGACTATTCTTCCACTCTGTTAATTCATCTTCAGAATAACAGTAATACTCTTTTCCCTTTTGACGAATAATATACAATGGAGTTACAGCTCTATATAGCTTACCAGCTTCCACAAGAGGCCGCATATAGGTATAGAAGAAAGTGATAAGCAGAAGCTCAATGTCTGCGCCATCACTATCTGCATCGGAAGTAATAACAATCTTGTCAAAATTCATCTTGTTGACATCAAAAGAAGAATCAAATCCAGCGCCAATTACACGCACAATATCTGACATCTCTTGATTCGCAAGAATCTTGTCTACCGCAGTTTTCAGCGGAGAGACAATCTTTCCTCGCAACATATAGATGCAGTCAGTCTTAGGATTGCGGGCCTCCACCGCAGATGCGCCTGCAGACAAGCCCTCTACAAGAAGAAGGTTACGATTTTTAGGATTCTTATTCGTGCAATCAATAAACTTATTACTGATTTGCATTTTCGCCTTAAGGCCAGTTTCCTTTTTTGCTTTCACGCCACGAGCAGCATCTCTTGCCTTACGAGCGGCTTCTCTCGCCTTACGAGCGTTAAGCGCCTTATCCGCGATTCCCTTAATATCTTTTTCGTTTGCGGCAAACCAATACTGGAGTTCCTCAGCAATCGCCGCGGTAAAAGGTTTCATATCCAGCTTAACAACTCTACTCTTGGTCTGAGCATCATACGCGACGCCTGGAGCGGTCACATTGAAGGCAATATACATACCTTCCTGGCAGTCCTCACCAGTAAGGTTTTCATCCTTATCTTTTAGCCACCCTTTTTCACGGAAGAACTTATTCATTTCTCTTGTGAGGATGGTCTTAATTTGCGTAATATGCGGACCTGAATCTGTAAGACCAGTATTTACATAAGGAACAATGGTTGCAGAATAAGCATTTGTATAGGTCAGAACTAAATCCAGCTTGTTCTTGCCATCAGAAAAATTGAAGTTTAAGCGGTTCTTCAAGATTTCCTTGCCTTTAACTGCTTCATCTACTAAGTCCATAAGACCATTCTTAGAAGCGAAGATAACCTGCGGCTGCCCCTCTCTATTCAACTCGATAGTCAAACCGGGGCACAGGCACGCAATTACCTTGAAAAGATTGATAATAACTGGCATATCTACTTCTGGATGCGTGAAGAACTCTTCATTAGGTTGCCACTGGACTAAAGTACCAGAAGGATGATCCTTATTAGCCCATGCACCGACGTCTCGCTTATCAAAGACACCTTCCTTGAACCAGATATGCTCGTACTTACCATCTCGATGAGTAATTACCTCAAGCCAATGAGACAGATAAGTGGTTAACTTACTACCAATACCATTCAAACCAAGAGCAGTACCCTCATAAACGCCATCGTCAGAATACTTACCAGAAGTATTCAACACACTAAAGGATGCTTCAAGTACAGTCTTACCATCGTCGCGTTTAGCATTAGGAATAAATCCCTGGCCGTTATCTTCTACGATAATCGTATTATCATTCTTAATGGTAACAATAATCTTATTACCATGACCTGCTTTAAATTCATCGACCGCGTTAGATACAATCTCAATCAATAGCTGAGTAGAATACTCAGTGCTACCGACGTAAACGCCCGGCCGCAGTCTTGTAAACTCTAATGGAGAAAGTGACTCGATTGATTTCTCGTCATATAGTTTTCCCATATTTAACCTCCATACATATCTAATACTTGCTGTTCTGTAATCTTGCCTGTTGCTAATTGGTCAGCAAGCTCATTAAACAGCGTTCCATTATGTCCTTTTACATATCTTAAATCAACCCGTAATCCTTCTTTAGTTGTTAATATATCGTATTCGAGAATTAAGTCCTTATTCTCTAAAGGTTTATTGCCGGCACGGACCCAGCCATTCGCCTTCCAATTCTTAATCCAATTAGTGAAACTGTTGACACAATACATAGAATCACTATAAACAATAGGAGTAAAGAAATCGCCGTCTTTCGCACCATAATGAGTTAATGCCCACAAAATTGCGGACATTTCCATTCTATTGTTTGTTGTTCCATCTGCGCGTTCAGAATATGCAGCGATAACTTTATAGGTTGACGGATCTTGATGCGGTTCCGCTTCGCAAACTACAACTCCAAAACCACCTTTTGCGTCTTTCGCGCCATTCTTTAAGGTTGAGCCGTCTGTATATATCACTATCATTCGCTATACCTCAAATACTTCATTTATTTTTAAGTTCTCCTTTTTTATTTCTGAATATATAATACCATATATTTTATAAAAAATCAAGCTTAAAATAAGAAAAGGCTTAGTAGATTATTAAATCTACTAAGCCTTTAATATTAGATGGTTGCCTCATCCTCGATTATCTGCTGCTATTGTTGCTCACACATAGCTAAATCATAGGTAATTCCACCCTTGCGGTGATCAGATTTACTCATATTTAAGTAAAAAGAACAAACAATACCATGCGCAGACCAGGGTAATCCTACTAATGCACTAATCCATGGAAGAGTGCCTAAATAGCCAAGATGTACGCAATAGAAAGCAAGAGCAATACCAGAGATAGTTACAATCCACAATAAAGAGCGAATATCGCAAATAAGTTGTTTAGAAAATTCTCTTTTCTAGTTGTGTCTTCTTTTTCCTCTTGTTTGACGAGTCATTATTGACCACTCTTTTCAGCATAACGTTTTAGAACGGCTGCAAATTCGCCGCGAGTCATAAAACGCTTTGGCATTAATTGACCCTTTTCATTGCCATTGATTAAGCCATTAGCTTGTGCCCAAGTCATCGCATCTTGTTCCCAAGTAACTGGTTGCGCAGCGAGCTGGCTTAAATATACATTCATCATTTCGTTGAATTTCTCTTGAGTCATATCTTCATCATCCTCCTCGATAACTTTAGACTGCATTAAAGCAGCAACATCTTTGCGAACAGTCGTCATATCTTTGCCATATTTCTTGAACCAATGGTATACATCAGCGTGGTTACTACCGAGACCCAACTGATAGCTATCTTGATGGCAGAGAATGGTTGGAACTGTTACGCCATTTACATTTACAAAACCATTTGGATTGATATTATATGTCTTACATAAGTAGGCTGTCAATTCGCAAGCCTCTTTGTAGACTTTAGCGAAGTAATCGGGGTCACTTAGATTGTCTTCGCAGATTTCAAACTGAATCCATCCAGTATTACAGCTACCTTTAGAGCCTGAGCCGCAACCCCAAGGTCTATAATTCCAAGGTAGTGTTTGTACTGCGGCTACGCTTCCGTCAGCAAGAGCACCAATCCAAGCGTTTACACCAGCCTGCTATGAACTATGATTCCAATCGGTTCTACTGGTATTTTTACCAATTTTAGTAATCAGAGATTGATAGTTCTTGTCGTTCTCAGACGGTTGAACATAACGCTTAATAGTTTTATTATTGGCGCCTGTACTGTGCCAGAGGACGCCTTTAATATCCATCTTGCGGGTTTGCTTATAACAAGTGCTATTAGTCATCATGCAAACCAATGGGTGATTAGCGTTTGAATATTTCATCTTAGCTATTTCCTCCTTTTGCGTTGAATAAATATTGAAGTAACGTTGGCTATATAACGCACGCTATTTTAGTGTGCTAGAGCTCTGATCTGCCGGTCTTTCAAACTGAGTGACCACCAAATTAGATGCTTCTTCAACAGATGAGGTAGTCTTCAAGATTTTTAATAGCTAGGAGTAACTTGTAGTTAGTTCCTGATATAAAAAATCTAGTTGGGTGTTTAAGTCACCAATAGACTTTCCTCGACTTTTACACAGCTAAAACAGACCTTGCTTGCGGTTCCAATATGTCCATTGAGCTAAACCATATCCCGCAGAATCATGCGTGAAATTGGTATAGGAGCCGTTATCAACAGCCGCAGTATACGAGGCATCGTTCATTCCTAACTTACTCTCATATGAGTTCTATAAGTTAGTTGGAATAAGTCCGCTTTCCGCGAATAGATTCCCCATTAGACCTGCGGCACCGCAGTTACTTAATCCTTTTGATTTGAGATAATCCCAAATAACTTGAGCATTATCCGCCAATGACCTCACCTCCAATTAGGGTATAAAAATAGATCGAGGGAAAAATCCCTCGATCTTGTTATTAAATTTTATCAGCGATAGAAGCAATCTTACTACGATAGATATTCTTAAGAGTTACCTCTCCATAAATATCCTTACCTCTAAATACTTTTGATACTCGCCGCATACCGTTATTTGCACCAGAGAAGTGAATATCATCAACCTGAGTTTTTTCATCACCATCAATAATGCAAATACAATCTTCGCCAACACGCTGTAGAGCGAGTTTCATTAGTGTGCGGTCAAGGTTCTAAGCTTCAGAAATATAGATACCTGCGTTCATACCAGAAGTATCATAACCACGAATATCAGAGAATGGTAGTAAAACTAATTTACCTTCTGCGATCAGTCTCTCAACTTCCTCTCGACCACCAAACTTACTACTTAGCAAGTTACCAATCTGAGAGTCAAGTAGCTTTTCATCTTTTGTCCCAGGATAGTATCCGAGACGAGCAGAGTTAGCAGTAGCAACAGTATTGCAGAAGATAATAATTTTATCTAGTTCATGGGCTTCCATTTTTGCCATTAAATAAGCCAAAGAAACGAAAGTCTTTCCGCTACCAGCTGGACCTTTAACAAGAGTTAGTTTGTTATTGCGCAAACTATCAAATAGCATCTTCTGATAAATATCTCCAGAGTATGGAGAAATCTTACCAAACCACTTAGAGTTAATAGTCTTAGAAGAAAGGTATCTGAACTCTTCGCCTGTCCAAACCCGCAAATCAACAATCTCTCCATTGCTATTTTTCAGGATAAGATACTGTCCTGGTAATAGGTTAAAGGAATTATCGTTCGGGTTCTGATAAAACTCTGCTAGAGCTTCGTCGCTATAAGTAACTTCAATATAACCAGTGTAATCGTCTACTTCTTCTGGAACGCTCTCAATCATTCCATTACCAAAGAAGCAGTTAGCGATATGCTTTAGACTTAAATCGTTAGTTACAAAGACAATATCTTTTTCTTTGTCGCACGCAATGGCATCAGACAAGATGCGAGTATCATCAGTAACATCGAAACCAGCTTCTTTAATTACGAACTCATTGTCTACTTTGTGCGGGATTACTTCATACTTATCTGGATATTCTTCAAATAAATGAAGCAATAGACGAGCCGAATACTTGATGTCAGCATCCTTGTTTGAAGCTGTCTTAATTCTCTCTAATTCTTTTAATGTAATTGAGGAAACTAAGAAGGGCTTCTTGTCCTGCTCAAATAGACTTTCTCCGGCTAACAAAAGGGAGCAAGTATCGTAGAAGTATCTATCTGTTGGAAACCGTACATCATAGTTCATGTTCATCTTCCTCTTCGTATGTAGTGGCAAATCCGATTGCCTTAGATTGAGTTTCTCCTTCACTAAGTTTATTAATCGCAACATTGTGACGAACAATCCTTTCGTTTATATTAGCTTTAATAAGTTCTGTAATAGCACTTATAATTTCACTAATACTATTGAGTAAGGTGGCACCTACTGTGATAAGGAGAACTCCAATTAAAATATTTACCAATAAAACCACCTCTTATGTTATTATAATAAATAAGAGAAGTTCGTTAATTATTATCGGCCTTCTGTCTAAAGCGTTTGACAGATTCAATAGCTTTATCTTGACCAAGAATATATTTATGTAACATATTTTTCTCTTTATCAAGAGCCTCTTTAAGTGCGTCGGCTCTATATTTGCAGCGCATCATATTTCGATTAAAAGCGCCTAATGGGTCGACTTCCGCTGGAGTTTTAATCCCAAGACCTAATACCTCTTGATAAAACTGATTGCGGACATTAAACTTATCTCTCTCTTGCTTATAAAAATATTCAAGGGCTTCAATTCTTGCTTTTGATAGAGCAATATTGTATCCAACTTTCTTAGAGTAGAAACCTTCATCACCCTTGCTTAGTACAGCAGCGCCATGGAAAGTATGCCCTTGATAGCAAATCTTTACATTGGTGATACCTTCCTCTTCCCAATAATCTTTCATAATCACAGGAGCTTTATATATAGCTTTAACCAAATTCATATAGTTTTGTTCTCCTTATTTAATTCTTTATCTATATGATAGCAAAATTTTATAGATAAATCAAATTTGCCCTATTTCTCCGAAAAATTTGCTGGGCCTATATGTGCGGAAACTCGGAGACAGACGGGATAAACGAGAAAAGCCCCTAGCTCAATTGAGCTAGGG